ACCTTTGAATCTCATATCAACAAGACAAGGAAACAATTCTGTTTCAAGATCAAAGATGTCTTCTAAGTCTTGATGCAATATTTCTTTTTTCATTTCTTGCCAAAGACCAAGTGTGATCTCTGCGTCCCGTTCTGCATATCCACCGACGTGCATTGCAGGTAACTTATACATCTCTGCTTTAGGATCAATACCCCAACTCTCTGCTGCCTCTGATAGAGCTGATTCATTTTTACCATAGCCAAGGTAATGCCACGCTAAACTATTGAGATCATAGCGAAATCTGTTCTCGTCGGTGACCGCTGCTGCTATCATTGTGCAGACAATGTCACCATTTATTTTAAGTCCTAGTCTTCGCAACCAACAAACATCGTAGATTGCATTGTGAAATATTTTTGTAGATTGAGATTCAAGTACATCTTTTAACCAAAGCATAACTCTTTGTCTGTCCATGTTTCCACCGCCCTCGTGTGCAATAGGAAAGTATCCTTTGTAATGAGATGTAGCTACAGCGATGCCCACAACATCACCATCACCAATGACTGATCCTGATCCACGTTCCTTGAGGCCTGGGTCTTTTGTTTCTAAGTCGATTGCTATCTCATCAACCTGTCTTAAGTCTGGGAACTCAGTAGGTTTAACCCATTCAGTTTGTGCTTCAAACTTTGGTATCTTCATTTGTAATCCCTTTCAATTATCATTTCTATAAAATGTATTGCTTTCAATAGATCTTGTTTCTTTCCTTTGTCCCGATGTCTAATTATATATTTAATAGCACATCCTTCAGGATATAACAATTCATTCTCCACTACAAACTTACTTGGTTGAATTTTATATTTTTGATAATGTGATCCTCCGTGTTGTTTATCCCAAACCTTCGATGTCATAACCTAATCTATCCTCCTTAGCAGCCATTATGTATAAGCTTTGTTTTGTTCTAGTGACTCCCACATACCAAACTCTATGTTCTTCATCTGCTTTCTCAGGACTCTTTTCAATTGCTTCACGTATCTTTTCTGTATTATCTAATATCAATAATACATTATCAGCTTCGCCACCTTTAGCTGAATGAATCGTAGATAGTTTTACTCTTGCTTCCTCAGAAAGTTTTTCTTTATTACTTAACATTTGTCTTATGTATAAAACTTGTTCAGGGTCTGCGTTAAATAATTCGTACCATGTATCGTTTGCATCAATACCAAAGTATTCACAGTCATAACTTAAATGTTCTTCGCCTTCAAATTCATGACCTGTGTAATCAAATATATCTTTTATTTCAGGTGCTGTTAGTTGTGCACCCGATGTCCACCTTGAAAAATCTCTGATTGCTTTCCATAGTTTAGCACTAAAACTTTTTCGTTCTTTGTATTCAAAGTATATACCTCGTTCCATTAAGTATGGTTTCATTTTTATTAAACGATAGTTTGTTCGTGCAAGTATCAACCACTTACCTTGTGTTAGATCAACTTCATCTAAGTCATATACCTCTTCACAATGTCCCTCATTGTTTCTAGGTTCCCATAGTTTCATGATCCTTGTGTCTATCTGAGATATAATTGAATCTGCAACTTGTTGAACTCTGATTGGAACTCTATATGATTGTGGTAAAATTTTTTCTTTTGCAGGTTCTTCCTGGAATCTTTGTACGTCTGCTCCTGCCCATCCATATATTGCTTGGTCATCATCTCCTGCAAGAATCATTATCTTTGTATTTTGTTTTATAATATCGTACATCTTCCATTGTATTGGTGATAGATCTTGTGCTTCATCAATAAAAACTACATCAAATTTAGGGCATAATTCTGACCCTACAAATTTTTCAATCATGTCTGTAAAATCATATAGAGCAAAAGACTTTTTATAATTGTTGAGTTCTGCTTCTATAATTTCTACTAGATTGTAATCCATATCATCAGAGTATAGATCGGTATCGTATTCATCTTTAGTAGATATGTTTTTGATTCGTGCAATATTTATTAGATTAAAGTATTCACTATCTGAATCTATGTATCCTGTTTCTTCTTCACCACCTTTGTATACAGATACCTGTACACCAATTGTCTTACCGATCTCTTCGTAATGTTCTGCCTGCATAACATTATCTTTTTTCATACCTAGAGTTGTAAATGCTAGTGAGTGCAAAGTTTGAAAATGTTTAAGATCTCTATAGCCGTACTGTGGAAACAACTTAAGCATTCTTTCTTTTGCTTCTGTAGCTGCTTTCTTAGTAAAAGCAAAATATCCTATTCTCTCTATTGGTGTACCTAACTTTAAAAAAGTCTGTACATATTTCAATAGTTTTGTAGTCTTACCTGTACCTGGTGGTCCTAGTATCTTTCTGATCATAGTATGTCCTTCTTGTGTTCGGTTACTTTGTGGTAGATTTTTATCTTGTCAAACTTCTTAATTGATATCATTACAACATTTTTAGTAGGGCTGTTGTGTTTACCTTTTTGTGTTGTAGGAAATCTTTTTTGATCTAAGAAATCTATTTCACAATCTTTATATATCTTAAGCATCATTGATCCTGTCTTATCTTCTTGATATCTCCACCCTTTATTTTTTAATCTTTTGTAGAACACATCAAATTTAAAGTATGCGTATCCATCTTGAATTAAAGTTGTACCTGTTTTAAATGATGCATCATTCTTAGCTTCAGGTCCTATAATCTTTTGATATACATTGTCGTGTAGTTTTTCTTTTGGTGTAGTGCCTACGGGTGGTGGCATAACTTTCTGTGTTTTAAATAATGCATCTAATACTTTTTGATCATCACCACCTTTCTGTAATGGTGGTACAAACCCTGCATACTTTGCTATTGAGTTTCTTCTTTTTCTTTGATCGGTTAAGTGTTCAATTGTTTTACAGTGTACAGATCGTACAGTTTGACCATCGGGTAAAGTCACATCAAAGTTATACTCTGGTTCTGGTTCAAGATCAACTTTCTCTAGGTTTGCACACAATGGATAAGAATCTTGAAAGTCAGATGCAATACCAAAAGTTCTTTTAACACAAAGTCCTCTCATACAATGCTGTGCGATTGGGTCTTGATTACAAGTGTAACCTTTGTAGTTTTGTTTCCATGATCTAATCTTCTGTGTAAGTTTTTGTTTAGACCAAGCAACTGAATCTTCAAAGTATAAGACAGGTGCACTCATTACTTTCTCTTCCCAATTGTCAGGGTATTTCTTTTTAGCAAACACCATATAGTTATAAAGAAACCTATCTCTACCATCAGATAATTTATTTTTTGATAGTGCTGCTAGACATGGTGGACCATCACTAAACTCTGCATTAGATCCTTCTAAAACTTTTTTCTCTAGGCTGTCGTCTATTTCTTTTATTCTTTCTGCTGTTATAAAATTTTCTTCTACAACTTTTATAAATTGTTCAAATGTAAATTCTGTGCCGTCGTAGTTCAGAGCTCGTCGCTCTGTCTTTTTAAAGTATGGTAGATTAATAAAGTTTCCTTTGTTCATCTCTCCTGTCTCACTATCTTTGACAAGTTCTGTTTGTTTTGGAAACACTTCTGTTTCAGGTTTTAAATTAAATATTGGTATTAAGTTTGTAAGAAATGATCTTATAATTTTTGCAGGAATAAAGTCTGATGTAAATACATATAAATGTAGTCCACCACTTTTAGATAGTATTGGTATGATTGGTAAATCATATTCTTTTATTTTATCTAAATAAAATTTTCTATCGAAGCTTACATATTCTTGAGGATCAATATCTATTGCACCAAATCGTGCGTGATTCTTTTCATTACAAGGTTGGATACCAATTGACTTTGTACCTATCAAATGATCTTTGTATGCATCATCTGTTAGTTCTTGTTGTGCCCATCTGTATTCAGGTTTCTGTTTTTTAGAGATAGGATCTACTTCAAGCCGTTGCATATCAGCTTGACCATAGTTCTCTGAGAACCCACTAAATATCTGTATAAATTTTTCTTCCATATCCTATCAGTAAGGGCGGGTCCACTCTCGCTTCACCGCCCCTGTTGCAACTATTCCAAAAGGAATTAGAAGTGTGATGATTCCTTTTTATCGGTTTCACCATGTTTCGCTTTAACATCTCCTTTAGAAATGCTTTCAGCAAAAGCTTTTGCTTGTTGGTACAGCTCTGCATTTGATACAGGTCCTATCTTCTGTACTTCCCAACCAAACCACGTGCCTTTGTCATTAGACTGCTGAACAGTTCTTAGTCTGTATTCATGGCTAAAAGATGCAGGTGTGAACATACCATTCTTACCTTTCATCTTTATTCCTGCCATCATTGAGTTCCACTTTCTACTAATTTTTAATTGAGTAGATTTCATAGAAATCAAAGCAGTGGCTGCTGTAGGATTGGTGATCAATACAAAGTGAGATGCTGTCTTCTCAACATAATTACCATTTGGTAATCTGTCTTTGTAGTTAGCATCAGTCTTTGTTTGACTCATGATGTCTGAAGAAGAGTCGTGGATTTGTACTGGTCCACCTGATCCTTCTCCTCTATCTTTCCACTCTATGTATTCGAGTTTATAAAAACATGGAACGACAGTAATGCCTTTCATGCCATCATATAACTCTCCAGAAACAGAATTGAATATCATTCCTGGTTCTGCACCTTCAACATATTTACCATCCCTTTTATTTACTTCAGGTGATAACTGTCCTAGGATTTTTAAGAAAGGTAGGGCTAGATCTTCTTGACCTAATTTACCCAAACCTTTTGCTGCATCTTCTTCAAATATATTTGAAGGAAGTCCTGCAGTCTTTTTCTCTGCTACTTGGTTCATGGTTATTTACTCCTTGTTATTTTGGTTCTGTTGCCTGCGAACACACTAAATAGATCAGAGGGCATTTCTTGTCCAGACTCAAGACGCTCTCTGACCAATGCTTTTAGAGTCATAGGTTCAACCTTTAGTTTCTGGATAGGTTCATAACCTTGACCCTGTGCAAGGGTGGCGTAAGCCATTGCCTTGTTGTCCTCGTTACGACCGAAAGCAACGGTAATCTCATTTTTAATAAGATCACCTAGGCCGTTTTCACGAAGCCAGGTATATGCTTCTTCCTTTTTTGCAACAGGAATAGAAGCACCGTAGACGGGTTTCACTTCAACAGCTGATCCGTCTGCTAATTTTAATGTTGAAATATTCATCTCCGTCATCATCGTAGGAATAACTTCTCCTGATAATAACTCTTGATTTCTTTTCAACTCCTTAAGTTTTTTCTCTTGCTCTTCAATCTCGTCTTCGAGAGATTGTAGTTTGGTTACTTGATCAGAAAGGGCTTTAGCATTGTCAACTTCTCCAATACTTTCCTTTCTGTCGTCTTCGAAGTTAATAGATCCACTACCTGTGAATACTTTAACTTTTGTATTTTCATCAATCATCTATTTCTCCTTTCTCATAAAGATTAATGTTGATAGGATAATATCTTCGTTCTTGTTTATCCCATTTTAATAGCTTGTATTTACCGTTTGTTATATCTGATACAATCGAACAAGCCACGCCGATTATAGCAGGATCTCCAGTTAATAAAAGATAATCTTCACTCGTAAAATTTCTCAGAACTTTTCTTAATTTAAAAATTAATGGTCCCGGAGAAAATATAATTTGTGAAAGCTCGGGCAATAAAAATTTTAGAGAACCGTATTCAGATGCACCCATAATATTTATTCTAGGTTTACCCTCTCGAGTTCCTGCAATTTCTTGTATTACATAAACTGTATTTTCTTTCATTGACAATCTTTATAAATTAATCTAAAACATTGTCAACTAGAAAGAAGAAAATTATGAATTATAAATTTAAGACAAAGCCCTATGGGCATCAAGTAACTGCTTTAGAAAATTCTTGGATGAAAGAATACTATGCTTATTTTATGGAAATGGGTACGGGTAAATCTAAGGTACTAATAGACAATGCGGCAATGCTATATGATAATGGCAAGATCGATGGTCTTTTAATTATAGCACCAAAAGGTGTGTATAAAAATTGGCATGAAGGTGAAATACCTACCCATCTACCTGACCATATTGAGACAACCAATGTGCTTTGGCAAGCCAACATTACTAAAAAACAAGATAGAGCTTTGACTAGTTTGTTTGAAACAAATGAAAAGCTACATATTTTATGTATGAATGTTGATGCTTTCTCTACTAAAAAAGGTGTTGACTTTGCAGCTAAATTTTTATCGTGCCATAGAGCAATGATGGTTATTGATGAGTCTACCACAATTAAAAATAAAGATGCTAAAAGAACTAAGAACATATGTTCTCTTGCGTCTTACTCTAGATATAGAAGAATTCTTACAGGTTCTCCTGTTACAAAGTCGCCACTAGATTTATT